ATGCTTAATTTAGAACGCATTATGCAGCTTGATATAGATTATGTAAAGAGTTTTAGTGAAATGGAGCCATGTAAAGAAGGCGTTTTATTCTATAATAAAGCAATCCCGACTTATTATGATGCTAATCATGCACATGTTTGGCGAAAGATCGAAAAACCTGCTCAGTTTTTAGAAGATATAAAAACGTTCTATCAATCTCAGTCGCTTATCCCACGGCTGTATTTATATAATCTTGAGGATAATCAAGCGTGTATAGAGGCTTTAGAGATGCATGGCTTTCAATATGAGCAGTTCGTCAATGAAATTCAGTGCTGGAATGGTGAGTTTCGTCAACTCTCACCACTTCCAACGATCCAAATTGAACGGGTAACAGATGCAAATATGAACGAAGCCTTGGCAGTGGAAATGAGCATTTCTGCTTTTGGAGATCCTGAATTAATTAAAATGGCCTTTGAGCAAGCGTATTATTCGCCAAGCTTTACGTACTATTTATTAAAACTTGATGGGGTGCCATGCTGCTCTGCTAGTATATTTGTGTCAGGAAATCAAGGAAGGATTGAGAGTGTAGCAACCATTGAAAGCCATCGAGGTCGTGGTTTAATCGGCTATATGTTGCAGCATATCCAGCAGCAGTCAGTGAATCAGAAGCTTGAGCAGCTTTGGATATGGCCAATTAACGATCAAGTTGCTAAAGTCTATGATAGGTCTAACTTTAAATCGGTTGGATCCATTGCCTCCATTCATGCATTTACAGAAGGTAAAAGTATTCAAGATATACGACAAAACTCTTAATCTAACATATAATTTTCGCTATGAATTCGTACAAATGGTCAGAGGTAGGGGCCATCTTATTAGGGCTTGTTGTTCTTATTTTACTGGTGGAGTATATTTCAAATCGTCCACGTACTAAACTGGTTAAAGGATAAAATTTTTAGAAGGTAATAGTTAGTAAAATTCCTGAATAGTATCGACTATTCAGGAATTTTGATTTATTCTTATAAAAGAGGAATTTTCATTGATTATAAGTTTTTTACTTGAAAAAATACCGTATTCGATTTATTGTCTTTAGAGATACTTGTATATGGACTTGGAGGATATGGAATGCACGGAATTTATATACGCTATAATGTCTCAAAAGAAACTTCAGCAGCAAAATGGCCCAAAAAAATGGATGCATTTGCTTATGTTCAACGAGAAAAACCACAACAAGATAATGACAACTTGCTGTCACCGGAAGAGCTAAAAAACCATGCAATTCGTTATATTAAAAGCTTAAAAGACAATGCAAGTGAACATTTAGTAGAGCAACGCAACGGCGAAATAGAGCATTTTGATCGTCGCTATATGGAATCCTTAAAATTAAAGGAAAGCATTGATTCACAGCTGATTAATCTAGAAGAAATCCGTTTATTGCTGCAACTAATGAATGTTTTAAATTTATCGCATGCCTTTGGAGAAAATGCTGGAAAGCTCCTACGTCAAATTACACCATATGCAAAAGAGGTAGAGCATCCAACATTCCAAACTACTCGTGTAGAGCGCCATTTTTATTCAGAATTAATCGAACAAATAGAAGTTATTTACACACGCATTATGCGTCAGCACAACCCATCAACTACAGAAATGCAACATTCAGAGAAGCTCTGGACAACAGTCTGTGAGCAAGCAATAGAAAAGGTAGAAACCCGCATTGAACGCTTATCTTCTATCAAATTAAAACATGAAAACAATTTATTAGAGTTTAATCATTTAAAACAACAAAATATCGAGGCAAAGGAACGCCTAGATTTAGCCGTTCATGAATTGGATGAGATTTTAAATGTACTAGAATCTTAAAAAAGCATGTCTACCGATTGAAATTTCAGTCGGTGACATGCTTTTTATAGTATAGACAGATAATAAAGAGTAGGCCAATGAGCGCACTCTTTATTTTTTCTCAGGCTGATCGCGTTTAGATTGGCGCGAAATACGTAATAAATCCAGCCCAAGCAATACAATAATGATATAGAACAGTGGGCTAGTAAACGATAAACCAATTTGTGACTGACCACCAAGCAATGTTAGTACAATCCATAATCCAACTGTATACAGAGTCAAACCAACATAGGCCTTCTTAGACATCTTTTTATATTGACCTTTATCTAAGGCTAGCTGTATGATCACTAGCACGACTAATATGAGAAGAATTATCTTTTTAGTCAAGATCGATGCAATCGTTGTGTCAGGGAAGAAATCATTTACAAATAATAATGTGAAAAATACTAGAATAAAGAAATTTAAGATCGTTGAGAGCTTCATGCTATATCTCCTTAGTTGCCAGAATCCATTCTATTGTAACATGGTTCTATTAGATGGGAATGAATTTATGTTATATGGAAGAGAATTTTATGTATAAGGTATGAAAAAATTAATTTTTACTGAATGAATCATTATATCTTTTAAGCATTGTGGCAAATTGCTCGCGCGTTAAGAAATTTTGAGGATTAGAGCCATCTGTTATACCTTTATTTTTTAACCATTCCCAAGCAGAATGATGTATTTTAGCGGGTTTCCGAGTTGGAATAATAGCCTGTTTCGTCTTTAAAGCTTCCTCCAGTTCGTTAATTTTAGTAAGTAACTCTGTATATTGTGACATCGTCAGCTCTCCTTTGTTATTAATAATAGTATTAGCTTCGTTTGCTAGAGAAATATATGTCATAGGATCAATTGCATTTGGCTGACCAATTGCCCATTTTCCGTTATGTATTTCAAAATGTAGATGGATACCGAATGCTCTACCGCTGTTCCCCATAATGCCAATTTGTTGGCCTTGCTTCACAGTTTGACCAACACGAACACAATAAGAGTCTAAATGTGCATAATTCGTTTCATAGGCTTTACCATTAACGATATGTTTAATCATTACTACTTTCCCATAGCTACTTAACACCTGGGCGCGACTAATTACCCCAGCAGCACTAGCAAAAATGGGAACTTTTCCTGTTGAAGCAAGATCGACACCTTGATGCCACTCATTGCCATATCCGATATTTCTCCATCCAAATTTACTCGTTAACCTTGCATTTTTAACCGGACAAATAAAATCTAGCATTATAGATCATCTCGTTTCGGTTTTTTATATCTTAAAGCCCGTGATGAATCACTTAGGTTAGCGGTAGTGGGATCTAAAACGGCATTATATGTACTTACAGCCATTAAGGCGATTACATATGGATTTGAAGCGGCATTGACGAGTAAGGTCCTTACACTAGACCAGGTGGTCAAATCGGCTCCTGTAATCCCGTAATAAGCGAAGAGGGGCGTAATAATTGATAATCCTACGGTAATCCAAAATTGAGGATTATTTATACGTACTTTCCAATTGATTTTCATAAATATCCATTCCTTTCTTACAAGCCTAATATTTTCATAATTAGAGCTCCAATAATCACGGTGGGGATAAGAATCCACCAGTGTAGATATTGTTTGATCATGTCGCTAATTGATATATTGTCTTTAGCAGTTTCCTGTTTCAAATCATCTTCAATGCTGTCAACACGCTTTCCAATATCTTTAACATCCTCTTGCAATTCAACTTGGGACATATTTAATTTTGTTAAATTCATATTGATGTTGTTAAAAGTCTTATCCATTCTATTTAATTGTATTTGCTGATGTTTATTCATTTCTTGCTGTTGTTCAGATACTAATGTTAAGCGATATAATAACTCATGATTACCTTCTAATTTTGAAATTCGGTTTTCCTGATTCTTAATTTCAACTTCTGCACTAGCTAATCTTTCACCAAATTTTTCATTTTGCACGTAATCACCAACTTTTGTAAAATAGAAAAGGATAGATGCAGTAATCCATCTATCCTTAAAAAATATAGACTGAGTACCCTCAGTCATTTAATAGTTCTATCTCTTCAAAAATTTCACAAAATCGATCATAGAGAACAGCCTTATTTCCCGTAAACTCTAAATCACAGTTTAAAATGATACTTTGTAAAACTGTAAGCATTTCAATTTTATCGGCCGTTTCTTCCATAATAAAATCCTCATTCATCATTAACATAATTTGCATTTGTGCTTCTTTTTCAGCTTCTTCACATTGAAATAATACAATCTCTTCTTCTTTGTTATGTATTTCTTTCGTTTCAGTAACGATTTCCCCGTTCTCATCTTTTAAAGCGTAATCGTTAATAAGTTGTTGCCTTTCTACCTTTAAGAGCTCTATTTGATCTTCCAGTAATTTAATAAACCTAGTGCGCATTCTAGATTCTTTGCCCTTAAGAATTAGATTGAAAAGGAATGATTGTAATTCTCCAATTTCATAGTTTTTTATTATCATAGTTAATATTCTCCATTTCTTTTACAGTATAAATGCGTAGCCTGATACTGAACCATTAACAGTAATGATTGTTATTTTATTATTTACCATTAAGATACGAGGCTCAATAATAGTCGGAACTTCCTGATCAGCCCATGTTGGAATGGTAATCTCTGATTGAACGAATCTTCTGTTCACTGAAATTTCAGTATAAACTTGAGATACCTTTTTAATATCAATTACAGTATCGACTTGGCTAACAGCTTTTACGGTAAGTTCACTAAAAATATCTTGAACGAATTTAATGAATATTTCGGTATCTTTTTCTGATTTTTCATAAAGTTGTACGGCAATAGATACTCCGATAGAAGGCTTAGAAACAATGATTTCAGTGAAAACATCTGACTTAATATTAGGCTCAATTTCTACCAAAATGTCATTTCTATGTTTAATCTCAATTTCTGTTTCAATTTTTGGTTTTGAGACATGAACTACGGCAAAGAGATTACTATCTTTACCAACCCTAGGTATGATTTCTGTTGCTATTTTATCCTTTGCTACAAAAAGTTCTGTGTAAACAATAGAAGTCCAAATATCATTAATCTCAATTTCTGTGAAAACTTCATTTTTGTCATGGAATGGTACAGAAATTTCTGCATTGATAGAAGGCCTTGTTACCGAAACAGTTGTATCCCAAGAACTAGTGTCAGTTCGGGCGCAGTTGATTTGAGCTAAAGTAAAGGGGGTATTAATCGTAACTTCAGCAAATATTTCTCTATTAAGTGGTCTTCTGGCACCAATTTCAATCAAAATTTCGTCTTCTTCACGAATCGAAGAAATGATTTCAGTCTCAACATATGGCTTGGTGACGGTGATTTCAGCTTGTGCTTCAAAATCTAAAGGAACTTCTAGTCTGTGAGCATAGATTTCAGTATCTAACTTATCGAAACTGAAAATGGAATCAACAGTGACCTCAGTAAACCATTCAGAATGCTTTCTTTTATAGACAAAGATTTCAGTAAGTTGCTGGCTTCTTCCTTGAGAAAATATTCTTGAATCGAAATATTTTACAATTAATTCAGGTGGGGAAGAAGTTTCCCTTGTATAGAAAATTGTCTGTCCAGAAGCAGTTTCATTGGATAAACGAATAATGAAACCATTATTATTTTTTTCTAAAGCAATCCAAGATTCAACAATTTCAAGTACATCAAATTCGATGTATCTTTGCTCCCTATTAACCATGAATTTATCTGCAATTAAATCAATTGGAATTGGCCTATTCAGGTGAGTAATGCTAGTTTCGTGCCACTCGCTACTAGCATTTAGTACTTCTAGTTTAAGATTTTCAGGGGCTTCACCTTTATAGTATAGGCGTAAATAGGATTCTTTTAGCACATAGGAAGGATGAATAGAAGCTAAGTCAAATTGCACAAATGAACGCCAAATATCAACCTTACTGCGACCAACAACCATAGATGAATTGCTGCCATAGTTGATTGTTTGGTAAGCTGCTTCCTCTCTTGTGAAAGCATCTTGAGTAGGATTGTATACATCTGTAACGATAGGTGGTTGTTGAACTTCATAAATGGCATACATTCTATTATGTGGTGGCACTTCAATTTCTGCTTCTAAGAAATTGTAACCAATAGGCTGAATCTCCGTATAAACATCTGAGTTCCCACGATACATGATGTTTAAATAGGTGTCTTTATTACTAACGTCTAAAGCACGAGAAATAAGCTCAGTTTGTACTTTACTTTCACTTAAAGGTCTGGCGATAATCTCAACATCTTGCTCTATTTTCCCTACAGCAATTAGTTTATATGTTGCTTTAAAGCTGTTGTGAGGACTTACTTCAATTTCAGTATATACTTCAAAGGATTTATTAAAGGGTATTGTATTCTCAGTTACTATTTCATTTCTATGAGAGGAAATGTCTGTTTCTAATCCAAAATCTTGATCCTCCATAATCTCACTTCCTTATCACATTGTATTGTGATTAGGCTTTTTCTGCTCTCACGATAATGTCGAATGAACCGTTAACGTCAGGCGTTGAACCTAATTCAGATTTTAGTCGAATGAAAAATGGAATTTCTTCATTGTTTTTTAACACACCACCTAGTCTTAAATCAGGTTGAGGTGTAAAAGGGGATGAACTTGTACTAAATTCACAAGTCATTCCTGTAGGAAAATTTGCTGTATTAGCATACAAGTGAATATCTTTAATATCATAGCCATATTGGTTTTTAAGGAATACTTCATGTTCAATTGTAGTTTGGCCGGCAATGATGATACCAAAATCTAGATATTTAAGAACTTCACCGATTTCACTAGAGAAGTATTGGCCATAAACATCTTTGAACATAAGACCTGTATAGGTTCCCATGAATTGAGTAGACCAATAATCAGTAGTACCAAAGAAATCTTGGAACTCTACTTTAAGTGTGTTCCAATTATCAATCCTAATGTCTTTACTACCAATCGCTAACTCAATATTCTGAGGGGCTTCACCTAGTTTAGTAAAGCTTCCATCAGAAGGGTAGTAGTAACCATTGTTTAGTAATACACGATATTGAACACGCGTTAAATCATCATCACTTAACACTGCCTTAAGAACATTTGTGTCAAAAGAAATGTCAATTTTAGCAGTAGTGTTTAAGATGTATAGACTTGAGTTTTCAATAGTTGTCGTATCACGAGGTAGATAGTCTTCGAACGAGATTTCTTCGACAATTGTTTTGACTGTGTCACGAGGGTTGTCTGTAATAAACATACCAATATTAATGTGGTCACTTGTCCATGTCCGCCATTGCATATCAGTGATATTGTTTAAGTCTTTGTAAGTCATGCCTGTTAACATGATTTTTTGTGGACTTGAAGCATCAGCAACAACGAATTTCTTTTCTTTTTTGTCCCATACATACCATTTATCAGGTGTTTCTCTACCAACAAAGTAACGAGCTGCATCACGATAGGATTGTGAAATATCATTGACAAATACATCATCTAAAGAACCATACAAACGTTTAGGGTTAACTAGTTTAACGAATTGAGGTTGTGGGATTGCTTTCATATCAAGCACTCGTTTAGCAGTATCAGAACCTTCATCTGTCCATGTCACTACTTCAAAATCTCCTTCAAGTTCATCTAAAGGCGACCAATTAGCTTCAAGGATTAAATCAGCATTTGTTACAGTTTCATCATCTGTGTAGTAAAGAACCTCCACACCATCACCAAATTCATCATAAATATCAAAAGGCTCAGTTGTAGTTGATACAATAATATCGTCACTAGATTCTGTATATATGAATACAGTAGGTAGCTCACCAATATAGTCATAGATACTATATGGGTCAACGCCTGTTTCTACAGCGATTTTAAAAGTGTCTGAATCAGTGTAGTAAATTGCTTGAGCTGAATCACCTAGTAAATCTTGTGCTTTGAAGCTCTCTTTGTTTAACACAACCGATGTGTATTGTTTATCTTCAAAGTCAGACCACATAATTACTGATTTATCTCCTGTTAGCTCTTTCCATTGTTTTTCTGTAATATGGTTTAGATTGTTCATACCATATTGGATGAAGTTTTCTTCTGTTGGTGTTGTTGATTTCCAAGAAGTGCCATCATGGTATTTGTATTGTGAGTTATGTTGGATGAGATATTTGTCTGGGATAGGGGAGATTACTCTGTCGTAGATTTCGATTTGGTCTAGTTGACAATTCAAATACATATCATTATGAAAAACTCTTCTACAAATTTCAAAGTCGTGTTCTTGTACAAGGTCGAATGGCTGAGATAGCGAATTACTATAAACTGGACTGTCAAATGAATCTAAATAGTATTTCACTCTACCATCTTTCATTATTTCCACCATAATATCATGCCATAAATTATCACATATATTACTACCGACACCAAAGCTTTCTAGAGTTACCCCTTTAGTGTTTGAGCAATAAATATAAAACTGACCTGTTCCACTAAGTATTCCCAATCTAAAACCATTGTAGTTTGCACCTCTTAAATTGCCCATGATAGCTCTGTTTGTAGAGGGTATTTGTGGTATTTTTATTTTAAATCTTATTACAATACTATTACTCAGGCGTATGAAATCAGATTTAAATGAAACATACTGATTAGTGCCATTAAAATCCATAGCATAGCCCTTACCATTCCAACCTGTTACACGAGTAGGGGCATTATTTAAAGTTCCTGTATATCCACCAATAGAATCCATAGCATTACCACTAGGTTCATCAAAACCGATTAAAGATTTACCATACTTACTTAAATTATCTTTTGTATTAGCCATTGTATTGACCTCCAATATTTTTCCATATTAAAAGGACAACCAAATTAATAGTTGTCCTCAATCATTGCTGTTTTAAAATCAGTACCAATAGGAATTGTAAACATTCCACCTTTTCCTAATGGTGTTCTGTTATTAGTTACAAGCTCATATTCAGTTGTAGGCTTAGTAAAATCAATTGGTGGTCTATCGACTGCTGAGTCAATCTCTCTAACTACACCACCTTGAGCTAACATCATATATTCTGCTGTGTTAGGAATCTCTTTTACACGAGCTGAGGTAGGAGATAAAACAAGGTTTTTATTGTCTTTTGTTTTAACGACTAAGCGTTTTTGTTCGAAGTCAGAAGGGGAGAGAGCTTTGTTGTAGATTTGTAAATCATCAAGCACACCTTGAAAATACTCATTGGCATTATTATAAAATGCGTCTGTGCCAATAAATAGATTGTTAGTACCTTGTTTTTCTACTGTTCCAATTAAAGATTTAAAGACTAATACCTCATTGATATAAAAACTTATGCTATCTGTTTCTGTGCTACCGCTAAAAGCAATCATAATATCTTGAAATACATTGATTTCTATTTGCATTGGTGTCGTAAGTGATTTCGCATTAGTTCCACGAATAACACATGATACTTTTCCATCAACAAACATAACTGATAGACCAACTCCTGTTATACTAGTGGCATTTGAAAGCAGTCTTGAGGTAGCTTTATAACTAGGAATTTTAACCTTAAATCTAATAGTTTTTTCTCCAACAGGTATTATAGGGTTGTTCATTTGGATAATTTGACCACTCCCACTAAAATTCATGGAAGAAACTTTACCATTCCAACCTTCAACTCTTGTTGCGCCTGTAACTGTACCAATATAGCCATTGCCTAATTTATCGTATACATTACCACTAGCTTCATCAAAACCAAACCATGCAATGCCATATTTGCTCAATGGTTTCTCTAAGCCTGACGTTAGGTAATCATATTTGACAAGAATTCCATCTGTATCAATAGCATCTACAACTAAGTAATTATTATCATTTAATTTAAGCTCTACTTTATGAAGACCGTTGTTTAGCCCTATTTTTTCATAAATTAAAGCTTGGTTTACTGTGGTTGTAGAATACGCATTGTAATTCTCTGTTATCCCATCAATTGTAATGGTCGCATTTTTACTTCTATTTACTCCTGTTGATACAATAAATCTAATCTTTGTACCTTCAAAATAAATAGTAGATGCTCCATCTTTTATGTTTGTATAAGTTTCTGTATTATTATAAGCTGATGTCATACCTGTAGCATGAATCCATGTGCCAAAGTACCCTATAAAATTGCTTGTGTCGTCATATCGCTTCCATCCATTCTCAGGTTGTGGAAGAGTTTGTCCTATAGTCGCCAAATCTATTTCACCTCTCTTATATTCAAAGTATTAATTACTCCAATATCGTGTGTAAACACTTTACCACTCGTACCATCAACAGGTGTGTTGTTAAAGTATCTATGCTTATCAAAAGGCACATCTAATTGAATGATTTTACCTTGTTCAACACCATGTTCAATAATGCTTTCAGTTGTGTTATCAGGAAGGTGAATAAGAGTGTTGTCTGATAGGGAATAGAGTTTATCTATTGTTGGATTTTTAATAGTCATTCTTTTTGTTTTTCCATATATATAAGGGGAATAACCATCAGGCAACCTATAGGTGAAATCAGAGCCACCAAAATTAGTAGTATATGAGCCACCAATTGCACTACCACCGTCACTAATTGCAGGAAACACTTCGCCCATGCTTTTTAAATCGGTAAACGCAACCCCTTGACTCACACCATTCTTCCAAAACTCAATAGTACCCATGTCTAGGTTTAACAAAACACTAACTATATCGCCTGTTGTATATGACGCTCCATATGTACTTTTTGGATTCCATTTTTGCCCATTAGTGTAGTAGTATCTTACATCACTGTTACTTAAACTCGAAGATAATAGAGAAGCGTTTGAGCCAATTATTCCAATCAAAGGCGCTCCTGCTGTATTCAATACTATTTCCCAATACCATTTTCCATCAGAAGCTCCTTCTGTTGCTCTAACTGAGTTAATGTGGCTTATTGAGCTAACAGAAAGCCCATCCTCTGAAATTATACAGCTAGCCCCTTTGCTTATTCTATCCCATGTCATATTATCATTCCTTTTGTCATATGATTTTCAAATAAAAACTCAGCACTAGTTAAAACTAATGCTGAGTGGTTTTTTATTTATTTGTTTTATCCAAAGACCTTGCTCGTTCTCTATAATGGTATCATCTTGTAAGATGTAGTTTTTAGTAGCTATTGGTTCATTTAGATTTAACAGCTCATTCTGACCATATTCAATGAAGTTTTCTTGTGAACACTTTGGTAAGTCAAAAATAGTGTTTCCTTTATAACCAAATTGCAATTGTCCAATAGCACTATAGCTACTATATCCATCATTAGAAATCACTGTTAGCCTATATATACGATATTTCCTAGCGTTGTCAAATGTAATCATACGTGTTTCATTCAATGCCCAATTTGTCTGTCCTGTGATAGTTGCTATTACATCAAAAGTTAAACCATCATTTGATGCACTTATTGTAAAATCCTTTGGACAAGCATTTGCTGTACTTCCTGACCTAGAAGTAAGTTTTATTTTATTGCAATATTTAGGAGAACCGAAGTCTAGTTGTATCCAACCTGTTATAGAGCCACCAACTGTTACCCAACAATCTTCACTACTAATATTTGTTCCATTAAATGCTTTCCATGCAGGGAAAGTAGAACTCCAAACACTACTAGAGCTTGCTATTAAAGGAGAGGGGGAGGTGTCACTTGTCATTTTTGTTTCATACCAAGTGTCAACTTGTTTGTCAAATGAGTATATCTTATTGTTAGAGTGAAGTAGTATTCTTTTTTCTTTGAAATAATATTTATACACATTAAATATCTCAATGTCCGATAAAGTAGATTCCCAAATTATAATGTCATCGTAAGAGCCATATATATAAGTGTAGGTATTGTAAGTACCATTAACATAACAAGTTGAGAAGTTTAATCCAACATTATGCGACAATGTAATTGCATGTATTTGAACACCGTTTAGATAAATCTTGTATACACCGTTTGAAGCAGTAAGAGATAGGTGTACCCATTCATTTAAGTTCAGGAATATACCACTACCACTTACTAAATGTGCTGAACCATTATAATAGTAAAAAGAAATCTCTCTGAACGGTGAAATAGCAATAAAGACTCCATTTGCACCACCTGTTGTTATACCTAATATTGCATTTGTGTAAGTATTGCTAGCGGTATTGATAGAGTTCAATTTATACATCGTTGATATTGTGAAACTAGCATAGCTTGATAATACATTTGTTCGATAAATACCTTGAGAAGTGGCACTAACTTTTCTTGCTGACCCTTTGTTGTTAAAAGAACTATCTAGAGTTGAGGAAGTAGTAGCATTTAAACCATTTCCACTACTATCTAGTAAAGTGGTAGAAACAGCATCATCCATCAACCATCTTGCTTTGTATCCTTCTTTTATTTTCAATTTTAAATCACCTCATTTTCAACTAAAACTAATGCTTAGTGGTTTTTTGTCTAACTCTTTTATCCAAACTTTATCTTCATTCTCTGAGACATCTGTTTGTAATACATAATTATTTTCATGTATAGTTCTATTCATTGGGGGTGTGTTAGACATACCATAATCTAAAATATTTCTCATGGAGCATGATGGTAATTTATAAGACCTTAATCCTTTAAAGCCAAATGTAATATCACTTATTCCGATATAAGGCGCACCATTATTAGACTCAATGAAAATTCTTATATATTGGAATTTTTCATAGTTTTCAAATGAAAAGGTTTTTATTTCTTCTTGTGTCCAAATCAAACTAGTAGCATAGTATAATTCTTTCCAACTAGCATTATCATTAGAACCTTGTATTTTTAAATTTTTAGGATTAGCTGATATTACGTATGCAGAAGTTATGGCAGAAGATATGCCTTGAATACTAACCGAGTCAATATTTACTTTTTCACCAAAATTAAGAGTTATCCATTGATTTGTTGTACTTCCATTGGGTGCTAACCAAGAAGTTTTAATGTCTCTGTCAAAAGCTTTCCAAGCATGGTAAGCAACGCCATAGACACCACTAGAACTCACAGAAAAGGGGGGAGGGGAAGTATCAGAGGTTAAAATAAAGTCCAACTTACGTTCAACTTCTTCAAAAGAGTATCCTTTGAGATTTGATTGGAACAAAAATTTGTTTACAAGCCAACCATACAACCCTGAGTAAACACCAATCCCTTGAATAATTTCATCAAAATTTGTGATATGATACTTAGAATCAAAAGTACATTTATTATATACATTTACTCTAGTTCCTTCTGAATAAAAGGTGAAGTTTGTAACACAATTTTCTAATGTTGTTGAGCCTATTCCTGAATAGCTACTAGTAAAATTCTTTTGTACATCAAATATACAATTTACAAACTTAATAGTAGCACTAGTGCTATTCCCATACATTAAACTAGGAGATACGTTTGTGTTGTATCTTATAACGCAATTGTGTACTTCACCCCTAACGTTTGCGCCTGCATAGCAAATTGAGGTTTCATAATTAAGAGTTCTACTACCTGTATTAAAATCAAATATAATCTGATATGCTCTTGTACCTGCGTTTTTGAACATAATACAATGTGTATCTCTATTACTATGTTTTGTGCCATCACATAGAAAGACTGTTTTTCCTTTTTCACCAATAAAAGATATTGCTTTATTATCATCCCAAAGTCCACCTGAATCATAAGCTCCTGCAATTCTAGTAACATCATGAGTACCTGCTTTTGCAAAAATAGCGTCACCATCTGTGGCACATTTAGAGACTGCATAATTTACAGTTGCAAAAGGAGAGGATAGTGAGCCATCATTTGTATCCAATCCTTTTGTTGAGTCAACATAATAAATATTATTAAATGTTAACACTTGTTTATTTATTTTTATAGTAGGCACTTATTTCACCTCAATTCCTATGCTTCTAATATCAAAATATTTCTTTAAATCTATAGTTTTAGTAAATACTTTACCTGTCTCACCATCACCTAAAATCTCATTTTCATTTACCATTGCAGGGTCTAGTCTTGTTAATTCTCTATCGAATAGGGGAGCTAGATTGTCCATACCTTCTTCTGAGAACTGAATATAGTTTGGAAGACTGTTAGATACTGTTAGTATTTTTTTGGGGAAGTATTCAATCATAAAAGAGGTATTGTAATAAGTTCCATCACTAACATATTGGCTTTTGTCTTTACATACTGTTCCAGTATTCTCACTTTGTGGATACCATGCCATTAAATTATCTGAAACACTATCTATATCAGATAGTTGGAACATGTTTTTTGATATTTGTAATTCTGTTCTAGCAACAGACCAAATTCTTGAGTCTTTTAATTCTCCATTAAAATACTCTATATATCCCGAAGTTGCGGCAGGATTAGCTCCCAATGAAAATATAGCAGATGTGCTTCCAACTGTTCCACTGTAGGCAAGCTCACTCACCTTAGTACCATTAACATACAATTTAATAATATTTCCATCAAATGTTGTAGCCAAATGTGACCATATGTTCAATGGAAGCATATCTCCATAGCAAACCCTATACGCACCATTTATATAAAATCTAGCATAGGGTTTTCCATTTAAAAGACCAATAGAGTGTCCTCCATTTTCAACATTTGACATAATATCTTGATTTGTACTAGAGAATGTGTATGGCTTCACCCAAGTTTCTAATGTTACCACGTTATATTTGTGGACTTTTGTTGTTCGCATACGAGAGCTTGTGCCATTGTAGAATACTGAGTAGTCTTTTCTCTGTGAAACTTTTTTATACTCGCCATCATGTAGAATAAATGATTTATTTACTATCATTTTTTGTGCGAAGAACTCTGAGAATACAGGGTATCTTGAAGTTGAAGTAGCAATTCTGTAAGTTCCTGCTGATATTTTTCCTGTCATATCCAACCAAACAGTAGCATTTAAGGGGCAATTCGATTCTTTTAGATTTACAAAATTTCCATCATTTTGTTTTTTTTGAATGAATACTTTCCCTGTACCTGAGTTACCACCACTATCTGAGTAATATCCACCACAAGCCCACAAAGTAATTTCTTCGCTACAAGAAAATTCAATATAGCCATTTATATTTAAGAGTGTAGCGTTTGATAGTCCATCACCTACTACACCATTTAATAAAATTGACTTTGGGTCTGCTCCTTCGTGATATGAGGACAATATAATAATATTAGATTCATCCTCACCTTTTAAATGAGGGGGTCTTCCTTGTCCTGCCATTATTTCACCTCAACTCTAATACTCCTAATATCAAAATATTTCTTTAAATCTATAGTATTACTGAATATCTTGCCAAATTCACCAGCATCTAAAATGTCTTTTCTCTGTGTCATTGGGATTGGCTCTAATTTTCCAACTCTACGGTCAAGTAGGGGAGATAGATACATACCTTTTTCAAGGAATTGGTTTGATTTAGGGAGAGTGTTTGAAACTGTTTCCCAATGTGAGGGAACAGCAGATAGGGCTTTTCCTATTAGTTCAATTTCTCCAATGGCAATAATTACACCACCATTGTTGCTTTCAACTAACAAACGATAGAAGATAAAACTATTGCTATTATTGAATAAATACTTTCTAGATTCTCCACTTCCCCAATTTATTTGATTGCTTATAGAGATTATTGTTTCCCAATTACTCCCATCATTTGAACCCAATAAATTAAAATCCTTTGGTGAGTGTGTATCATACCCTAAACCATTTCTTGAAGTAACTTTTAGCTCTGCCAAAATTCTAGGAGAATTAAGCTTTACCTGTATCCACGCATTTGATACCACACCATTTTCAGTCATCCATGCTGTTGTCTCAGATAAAATGCCATTAAATGCCCTCCAAGAAGGAAAACTGCTTTGTTCTGAACTAGAGGAAATAACAAAAGGTGCAGGGGCGCTGTTACTAGTCATTACAGGAACAACGTTGGTGCTTGTGTATTCAGGTGTCCCTATATCCCATTTTTTATATGCACCATCTTGATAGATAAATGATTTATCAGGAACATAGTGTGTTTTCAACTCAATCTCTCTTACATATGTCCAATAAGTACCACCCCCTGATTGATTGTTTCTACCTTTAATGGTTAGCTTATCGCCTTTTTTTATTTTTAACATAGATAGTGGTTGGTCTACATTCTCTGCAAAAGCTCCTAAAGGCACATCGTTTAAAAGTACCTCTCTATCAACAAGTGCATAACCGGTTCTGATTACTTTAATGCAGTCAATATATAGCTTTCCCTCTAAACCACTGAAAACAATATCTATAGTAGCTTTTTGACCATTATAGTAACCTAAATAGGTAGTTTCAGTTCCATCAAATACTTCTGAGTTACCACTAAGTATGCTTCTTCTGTCGCCTTTTCCACCCCAATTGTCATAGCTTGTTACAATATCCATTTACAACACCTCTAATCTGTCTATTCTTTGCCATTGGCTACGAGTGATTTTTTTTCTGTGTAAACTTCCTGTGTCTGACCAAGTTGAATCTAACTCCTTGTCATAAGTGTAATCACGTTTGAGACTTAAAGATGTTGTACCTTCTCCATAGAAATCTAATTCTCCTAAGCCTGTGTATGAAGCATGTCCATTGTTTTCAGTGAATTTAAGTCTATATGCTTTATAAGTATCTTTGTTTGAAATAGAGTATTCTTTGTCTTGATAACCTACTGTCCATGATTGATTAGTTTGAGTATCTAAGTTCACCCAAGTTCCATTAGTACCATTTGTAGTATCTAAGCTCCCTTGAAGAACCCATGACTTAACCATACCTGATAGCTGACCACTAGTACCACCTGCGCTTCTTACCTTATATTTACTAACTCTAACAGGATTGTTAAAATAGAATCCTACAAAACCTGTTAGAAAACCATTTCTAGAAAGATAACCTTCAGCTTTGTTTGCTTTATCAAAAGCATACCAAGCTGAATAACTACTACTATACTCTGTTTCTGAGAACGCAAAACCCAATGAGGATGAAGTGTTTGATGTTAATTTAGGAACAACATATCCACCTATTTTTACTTCCTTTTCTTCAAGAAATTCATTGATATTAAAGTCTCTCTTAGCAATAAAGAATAAGTCAGTTACAAACCCTGCAAACAGGTCAATCCTTACCTGAATAAACTGTTTAGTAGCAGATTGAATAGTTCCATCTTCCGCAATAGCAACCCAATCAGACCAATCATAATTGTTTGATGAAACTCTTGTTAACACAGCGAAAGAGCTTGCACCATTTACTATGCTGTCTGTAAATACTTTCTCGAAATCTTGAAAAATATCTCCTAGATTAATAACATCAGAAGTCCACGAGCCTTGCTCTACATAGATAGGTTTTCCTTCACCATCTACATCAATATCCACTAATTCTAAAAAACCAGTGTCTTTGTTGATCTTAGTTTTATCATGTGTTCCGGAGACACCAATCGATAAACCTATTTTTTTCTTCTCTGTATTGCCACCTATAAGAGCCATATGAGCATTTTCCTTTCTTAATTGTTGAGTATGATTATATGGTCATCTTGTCTATCGCCTGTATCAATAGATTCGATGCCACCCATAAAAGTAACAAAACTCCCACTTAAGTTTGTATATGAATTATCTAAGAACAACACCAATAGTTTTTTATTTTTAGGTGCTTTAATTTCTCCAATTTTGGCGTTTAAACCGTTTTTAACAAGGTCGTCTATTAGCTTGTTTAGTGAATGTTTTCCTGTTTCTATTGTGTAAACTTTTTCATTTGAAGACTCAAATAAAGATAGCTTGTTATTAGAGGTTGTTATTTCTAAGGAATCATTTTTATCGGGAAGATGTAACCAAAATCGTTTCATCATGTATTTCCTCGCTTTCTATTATTTGATTGTCCAATTAATTTGACCTGCTCGATTGGCTTCTAAAGGGGCATAGAAGCGTTCCACCTCAATCCCTCTTGTTTTGAATACCAAATGACCGTCCATTGTTTTATTGGAAGTTAGCTTAACTTCAATGAACGCACTCTTATTAAAGGGAATTGAGACAATAGGCTGAAAGAATAATTGAACATCATCTTTCCTGTAAGTTGTTTTATAGCCAAAATTAATGGACTTTATATCTGAGCGTTGTACAGCACCCTGTACACCATTGAAGTCCGAGTAGGCTTCTTTATATGTAATAAGGTCTTTGTCTGCAAAATTTGTTGTTAAATGAAACGTTTTTCCGTTTTCATCAATATACTCGATTTCAATTCTTTTACCACTTAGGTTAAAAGAGCCATCGGTCATTTCGAAGAAAAATTTCATTCCTTGACCAAACAAACCAAAACGTATGACCTGATTTCTCTGAATTAAATAATAATCATTTTTCTTATGCGTGAGTAGGTCATACTCAGCATAGTTTTTACCATTTACATAATCAGCATTCCAATTAAAAGGAATGCCGATTGCTTGAGCATTTTCTGAGCTTGAGAATAACATTTTTATCATCTCCTTCATTGCATTGAAGTTTTTCTTTTAATAAATCCATAAAAAAAGGGTAGGGGAGAAATCCCCTTACCCTTTAGAATAATTATTTTATTTCTTAAATATGATTATGTTCCTTTTACACATAACGGTATGAAACGCGTTGCATTAACAGATTTTTACCTGCCGAAGCGGTCATAGGCACATCTGCGAAAACAGAAATCTGGACAAAGTTACCGCCTGCAAAGTCTGCATTACTACCATTAACGTCAGTGTTGTTAGCTAAACCTAAAATCTCTTTTGCATTAGGTTTTTTCTCAATTTGAATAGCCATATATTCTACCTTTCCATCAAGTACAGGATTTCCCTCAACTTTCACCCATGATGTAGGCTCTGTTACATCTGTAGTACCTGCTTTTGTTACTTTATAAATGAAACCATTGGCTACTGTTGGTTGAACATAAGTATCTAATGTCAAATCCTTAGAAGCTGACCAAACATGAGCAGTCGCAGCATTCACATTTGTTGTAGTACCTGTTGTTCCTAAATCCTTAGTTCCAGGAGGGTTGACTGTATTAACGCCACCTTTACCAACAGGTGTCCAACCATTTTCATTCAAGCTATCAACACGCACATTAAACCAGTTGTCACGAACAGCTTCAACGACATTCCCTTGGCTACCATCCCCGCCTTGACGGTCACGAGTAGTGAAAACTACTTCCTCCATCTTAGAAACATCTTCTGTACCACCACGATTATTCCAAATATAAAAGACTTTTATGTGTGAATGAGAATCTGCATCGACAGTATTGTAGTTTACTGTGTTTTTTACTTCGCTTGCTTTTGTGTTAGCACCTTCATACCATGATACTTGAGGTTGGTTTGTCATTTTAAATTCCTACTTTCCTTGTATTATTTAAATTAAATTGTGAGGGTATTATGAGTGAGTTATAAATTATTTCAATGCTACTTTTACATTGACAGATAAATTTTGTGCATCAACAGAAAAAGAAGGGATGTATAGTCTAAACACATCTCCCTTCTTCACCGAACTGTCCCTTAATGTATATGCTTGATTATTTAAATAACGATCTTCATCAATGATTACTGGGTTGACTGTAATATCCAGCCAATCAATGAAGTTCGATGATTTTTGTAATTGAATAGGGGTAGGCATTGAACCTAAAATAGAAATCGATGCTTGAATATCAACAATTTCACCGTCCCAATCAAATATGATATGTGGGTCTTGAACGCCTTGCAAAATATCTTTTGGAATAATGAATACAATTGTTTTCTCATTTACAAATTCAGTTATGTTTTGAAGCTTTACGAATTGTTCTTTACTCATTAATCCATTTATTACTTCGTTGGCTAATGGAACATTTCCACCTAAGGCATCGATAGGAATCCATGCCTTTCCATTCCAACGATAACGTATGCCTGTATCAAAAACCTGTGTTGTCCATCCAACTTCAGGGTGGGGGAATTTTTTAGCAATGTCATCATATGTATGAACAAATGGTTGATAAATTAAAACTGTTGTTTCGTATGCATCTCTTACTAGTTCAGTTGCTTCATTAGCATTGTGAGTGGCAATTAAAGCCTGGTCAGTGGCATGATTGGATTCATTAATAGCAATGACCAGTTTTTTTAAGTATTCTTCATAGTTATCTGTTCGATCAATTAGATCTTGAACTTGTATTTTACTTTTTTCAATAATTTCGTGCAGTGTTTCGGTAGAATTGGTACCATCATAATGGACAATTCGTGTCGAGGGGTAAAGGATTAAACCTCTTCCTTTGTACACCATTGACATTGTTTCTGCTTCCTTCACTGCATGGAAATAAACAAATCCATTAGAATAGTCTACATAAAATTCATTTTTTTCTAATTTGTGCTTGATGAATTTTTCATAATTAATTTCAAACATACCTGAAATTCTAACCTTATACATTTCATCAGGTATTTCTAATAAAAAAACACGTTGATTGACAACACGAGCGATATCCAGTCGATCGATATATGGGTCGCTGGGTGTTCCTTTGCGCCAAACGATATGAATAGGATTATTAAATTCTAAATAATTAGTAGGCAGTGACAATTTTCTCACCTCCTTTCCAAGTGAATTTTAATTGGCAAACACATTATTAGATCCTTCTTGTATAGAAGCACTGGAGCTTGCATGTGTTCTTACAGAATCACCTTTTCTAGCAAGCTGTTTACCACTCACAAATACCTTGGAACTACCTGAGCTTACAGAACCATTGGCACTAGAATGTCCACCGCTGACATAAGACCAGCCACTTGGAACAGTATATGAATCTTGTTCTTGTGTTTTGGCACCTGAAAATGAAACTTCCTTACCATTCACAAAAACAGTAGGTGCTCCATCATCAATGGTCCCTTCCACAGTTGCGTCGATATCTAGCTCATCATAGGGCGAGCTAGGTGGGATTTCGATACCAAAACAAACATCTCCCACCCAATAGCCTCCATAATATTGACCATCTTTATATTCTGGAACACACTGGGGCTTATTAGGTTTCCTTACTTTAACGTGCTTACTAGCAATAGAGCTACTTATTTTATTACCTCTTACTGATACTTCAGGCATGCTAACACTCCTTAGTTTAGATCAATACGAGTACCATTTAATTTAATGCCTGTTGCAGACATAGTCATCGTATTACTTCCAAATTTTAATTCTAAAAGTGAGTTATTCATTGTGATACTACCGCTCCCACCTTTAATTGATACCGTCCTAGGTGAATTAATCTCTATAGATTTTGTGCTTTCAGTGTTTAAATTAATAGAGTGTTTTTCACCAGTTTCATCTATATACTCAGTAAAGAAACCTTGAGAGGTTTTATATTGCTTAGCTTTATTATTGTTAGTATTATTACCTGAACCACTACCCCAAATAGCAATAGGATAGGCTTGTGATCCTGAACCCTCAAAATACATTTCATATTTAACATTTTCCGATGAACCATTTTTGGTAATAAATCTTAAAAATTTTTGTTTAATATGGACATAATTATCAGGGTCCATAGGGTCATAAGTTCTGAGTCTAGTAACCGTCAAATCAGAGATAAAGCTATCATCGTCAGCTAATTCTTCAAGAATCGACTCATCTAGCTCACCATTCATAATGAAAAGCTTTCGTGCATACAAGTGTCCATCTTTATTTACCCAAAATCTAGGCTCATGATTGACATCAATTGCAATACCCTCATTAGCATTGAGGCGAATTTCCTCACCGCTATTCCCATTAATAGTGATACCATCATTTTGGTCAAAGATGATCTTTTCACCTAAGAAACCATCAACTATTTTAAGGTTGTGCGTAGTTATGTCTTTTGCATAAAGTCTTCCATCTGTCCCTACGTAAAATTTCTTCTGACCATCGACATAAATGGAGATAGCTTCATTAGCATTTAATCTAATTTTTTCACCATTTTTCCCATTAATAGTAATACCTTCATCCCAATCTAGGGTAATGGCATCGCCTAAATCACCATCTACAATTCGAAGATTTTTTGTTACCAATCCTTCAGCGTATAGTGTCCCGTCTTCCCATTTAGAGTCACCTAAAGTGGCAAATAGTTTACTAACCCATTTACCATTTTCCCATTTCTGCAGCGCAAGTCCATTAGTGGCATTTAGATAAGCTCGATACTTCCCATCATTCCGAACAGCGATAAAGCCAAAATCATTCATCATGAGATTGTTGTGATATCTACCCATTGTGAGACCTGAATAGAATAAGGAATCCTCAATTTCTTGTCTTAATCTAGTCGCTTCATCATAGTAATTTTTAAATTTCTGCACAAAAATACCACGATTCTCAATGGGACTCGTGGATTCTGTCAGTGGATCAGTCATATCAATATTTAAGAAGGATGATTCAAGGTAACCAGTATTTATGATTTTGATATAATTGGACATGTAAGTTGTTAACTCTAAATATGCATTTTTTATGGCACTCGTCGAATACCTGTCTGTAGTAGAGTAAACGGTAGGGAAGGTTTGAGTTGCAGTATTAAAAGCACCATCAATATCTGAAACATTATCTCTCTCACTCCGGATGTATTTTTGTGCCTGTTGAAGAAGCAGCTTGTAGTCTGAATGGATTTTATATAATTCTTTAATGAGCTCTAATTTTTCAAGCGTCGTTAATTTGCCATCTGCTACAATTTTGTCAAATAAACCAATATTAAAATAGTTATTTTCAGCATCTAAGATCACTTCATCAAGATTATTGACAATCTTAATATTCTCAGCAATCATGTTTCTAGAGTAGAGAGTACCATCTGTATTAGCCCATAACACCTTTTTCCATTCTTCATTATCTTTCTGGCTCACAGAAAATCCTTCACAAGTAGTTAATGCAACCCTTGTTACATCATTCCACGATATAAGTCCGAAGCATTCATGGTCCTGTGGAATTAAGTTTCCTTGTTCATCTTTTGTATTATTAGAAACTAACCCTAAATACATGGTTTCTTCACCATGCCGATTATAAATGGTAGTTCTTGAGCCCTGTGTTATCCATATACCAGATTCATCTTCAATCATCAAATTAACACCAGATATAATCTTCCCAAAAATACGCTCACCAAAAATTCCATCCTTTGAAATTGCGTGTTTCCATGACTCGCCATTATCATTGGTGATAGCAAGAAATCCATTTTGTATAACAAGCCAGCTTAATGGATCTTCTAAATCTTTTACAATAATGCCCCGTTCGCTTATTTCTATCTGCTGGTTATAACCAGCCATGACAGCATTTTTTAATGCATCCCATTTATTATTGATGATATCGTTAATGGCCCCGTTGTTCTGCTCGGACAAATTCCACTTCCATTTATCCATCTGAACAATTGTAGATGTATTGCCTGCTTTATTAAGCTGTTCTAACCAATTATTGTCTTCATCAAATTCATTTTCGATAACAAGAGAAATACTTTCATTTTCAAAGTCATGAGTAATTTCCGTAATTTTGGCTTTTATATCTACTTGTAATCTATCATATCTAACCCTAATAATGTCTCCTAAACCTAACTTGTCCCAATCATTTTGGCATTCAACGATGGATAGAAAATCAATTAAGTTCATATCTAATCTGATTTTTGGCTCTAAATATTGTCTGAATATTTCCTTACCGTCTTCCATTAAGTCCTCATCATCAACAATTGAATCATTAGTATATTCTTTTTCTATTTCAAAATCGGATAGCTCGGCTAACTGCTCAACTGTAAAGTTATGTTCTCTAGTTAATTTTTCCTGTAACGCAAGTAAATCATTTACGTAATCAGAAAGCTGATAGTTTAAATCTCTAATAAAGGCTTCTTGATTGGAGATCTCTAATCGTTTGGCCTCTAAACGTTGAATAATGTCTTGATGTTTTGGAGTTGAGGAATGAAAATTTGCATTTGATAAATCTAATTCATCTTCAATAAGGACTCTTTGGGAATTCAGGGTACTTAGTTTTTGTTCCTCTGTTTGGATAATGGAATTTTGTGTAGTGACCATTGTAGTTAAATTAGTAAACTTCTCTGATAAGGATTCAACCAACGCCTGATAGTCTTCTAATGCAATGCATAAACCATCTGTTAAATATTTAGAATGACTGACAACAATCCCGTTTTCACGTTTGAAAGGGTAGAGGTAGTATCTGTAATCTTCGAGATAGGATTGACCGGTAGGATTTAATCGATGTATAGATAAGCCATCTTGTCCATACACTTTTAAGCGAGTGATTGTATCAATTGTGTTTGTCGCTAAATTGAATGACTCTAAATATTTTCCATCACGGAGGTGGAAGCCTTTATCTTTACCAATATTTTCGGGTTTATAGAAATTGATTTCATATTTTATTGAATCCCACACAATTAAAGCATTCCAAACTTTTGCTAAATCATAAATAATTTCTAAAATATTATTTGATGCAACCTCATAGCTTCGATAAACCTCCTCGAAGGAACTGTCAACATAGCCTAATTTCCATTTTGTATTTACGGAAGATAAAATATCAGTAATAATTTGAGACAATGTTTTACTGACTACTTCAAATTGTCTTATATTTTTATCACTTAATTGGACACCGAGTGACAAAGCAGTATAACTAATATACTCATCATCACTATATGATTTACTGGATTCGTTCATTAAAAAGTATTCAGTGGTTTGTCCATATTTCAATTTGAAAAGATACCTGTTTCTTATTTTATCAATATTTTTATTTTCAAAAGGAATCCCATCTTCCATTAGAACAGTAGGTATTTTAAATGAAATTTCATTTAGGACCGAAACCTTAGTACTATAATTGATATCATATGCCTCACTAATTCTGGCAATTGTTTTTTTATCAGGGCTACATAAAAATATTCTTGCATCATCTGGTTTTAAACGGTAATCTATTTCACCTAATTTCAATGATTTTCACCTCACTCCTGTAAAAAGACATACTGATGTCTAACATCCATATCGAAATCCCCTTTTCCTTTTAGGAGATTAGACCCGATTACTAATGCTAGGAATTCATCATTATGATCATCATACCGATAAACACCTAAATGCTGCCTGTCAGAAACAATATCTTCTTTTTGACAATCAATAAATATTTCTTCATTATCGATAAGATTGTCTACAACTAATGTTTGATTTGTCATGATATTGGTTAGTTCTATACTGCCTTTTCCATTCTTTTTCTTAATCCATAGTTTTGGCTTAACAATAAAATCGCCCAGATTTTCTAAGGATTCGCAAGGATCGAAGGTGATAGAGAAAGATTGTATATAAGGTTTTTCGTTATCCTTTTTTGCATGAAGAACAATCTTATATCTAAAAATCAAACCATCTAAATTAAAGCCATCTAACAAATTGTTATCACTGAAATTTATTGATTTCCAATTAGTCCAATTCTTGTAGTCGTAAGAGAGGGAATAGAGAAACTCTATTTGTTGATGATGTATATTTATCATATTAGCGAGGATGGTTGTTAAATATTTTGAAGAAGCATTCGTAATTTCATAATATTTAGATACATAAGAGCCTGTTGAATTTATTAAGGAACCCCATTTCATTCTAAATACTCCTATTCTATTTTTCCAAAAGGTCTAAACTCACAATTTGTGCCAACCTTTTTCCAAATGATATTTTTTGCTTTTCTCCAGACAACTGAATTATCAATAAATGCTGTATCGTTTTGAACAGAAGACCATTCAGGCTCAGTTGGGGAGGAGTAGCCTGCTGTCTCACAAAGATAATAATATGTCTTACTTCCATTAGTAGGGAATACCAAGTCACCTACCTCATAATTGAATTCTTTGCGCCAAATTTTTCCTGATACCTCGGGGAATTCTTGTTGTGAGGAAGTAATAAAAGTTGGAGGGGTAGTGGAACTTTTCCCATCGACCACGCATTCATAAAGGCCACCATTATCTACAGGCGGCTTTACTAAATTGCCAATACTGTAATTTTTATTTGGTAACCATTTTTTTGCTTGAATACCTTCTCTTGTGACTACCCAGCCGATATATGAACCTGAGGCAGGGACCTTATTCCACATAATATGACCAATTGGATAATATTTATTATCACCTAGATCTTCAATAGATTGAGTAGAATCTTTTAAGTAATTTTCTAATTTACTAAAATTATTGCCATATTCAACAATGGTATTTTTTATATCATCATCTTCAAAAGAGGATTCAGTAGTAATGTTTAATTTAAGTCCATTTGTTGTTTCCATTTAAAATTCACTCCATTTTTTTATATTGGCATATTGTGCTCCCCAAGAATTATCAACTTTATCAATCGTTAAACCATTAGAGGTAACCTTCGAATTAAAAAAACTCCCTTGTTCAAAGCTTTTCATGTCGTCGATAATTTGATAACCAGTATTAGTATTTCTAAATGCCATATTATTAAAAATAAGTTCATGAGAGTAAGTATAGGGAGAATCACATCTAATAGTTAGTTCTACATAACCTTGCTTTAAACCATTATGTAATAATGCAGAATTTCCTTCTACCAGGGCGTATAATACTCTATTTGGATTATTGTCAAAAATTAAGGGTTTGTAATATGGCTGAAATAACCAACGAGCAATTTTTCTTAGATCGTGGTCATCAAGCCAATCTTCAAGATAAAAGGACAAGTTAAAGGAGAGGGGTTCATGTTCAACCTTTTGAAAATACGGTTTTTCATTATTAGCAATTTTTTTCTCAATAATTCTCCTTCTAGGAAGAAAGTTTTCTTCAAATAAACCTCCTCTTGTTGAAGCAATTTGAATCCCCATATCTTTTGATGAAATGTTGTCATACATAAAATGAATAGATTCCAACATTACTTTCTCATTCCTTTCCTACGCAATAAATCATCATCAATCATTTTACTAAATCGATTTAAGTCGTTTTTGTCACCGTTCATTTTATCGATGTGGAAGTTTATCTTAATGTCACCATACGTATCGCCAGTACTAACAGAGGATGATTTTTGGAATGGGGTAAACTTTAGTGAGAAAGGGGATAGATTCTTCATGATACTATCCATTATATTGATTGAATTAAACAAACTTTGTGTATCAGCTTTATTCAACATAATTTCTTGAGGGTGAGCAATAATAGCTTTGCCTCCTTTACCATCAATCCCAATTCCAGTCCAGTTCATGAAACCTCCACTGTCAAGTGAGGCAATTTTTTTCTTCATTAATTCACGGGTTGTAAGATTTACAATCATATCTAATTTGGAATTAAAGAAAGTTTTTAATTGTTGTATTTGTTCAGAAGAGTAATTATTTTTTACAGAATCAAATGTTACGTTTTCGGAGATTTGGGAATCTTCATTTCTGCCTTCTGAAGCGAGATTATCAGCTTTGTTTTTTAGAGCCATTTTAGTATTTGCATTTAAAGATGGTTCAGGTACAAGTTTCTCGTAAATAAATTTGCCTAACATTACTTTCATATCCGCAACAGATAGTTTACTTCTATTTTCTTGTGTATTTCCTGAATTCTCATTGAAAAACTGCTCAAAAAAGCTATTATATTTCCCGCCAAGCAAGTTTTTATTACTATTAAAATACTCAGATAATGAATCCATTTCTGCTTGTGTAAGAACCCTTGTGGCTTCATTAAAATTAGCACCATTTTCAGTAAATCGAGAATCTGCCTTATCGCGACCCTTTGCTGCTAAATTTTTTGCCATTTCACTAACGGCACTCTGATCCTGGCCTGAAACATTCGGTAAAACTCTGTCATATAAGAATTTACCTAATAGAACTTGTAAGTCCGCGTTAGATAAGTTGCCTTTAGATGTTTGTGGATTGGAAAGATTCGATTCAAATGAACCATTATCTTTGGATTCTTGACTGTCATTAAATTTTTTTATTAAATCTAGAGCCTCTTCTAATTCGAAGATAACATTGTTGCGAATAGACATACCTACATCTTTCATAGTATTGTCTAATACACCGCTAATTTCGGGTAGTGAGGCTTTTAATTTATCACGGTATTGAGTGAAGTTTGCCTCCACATTAGTTAAATGACCAGCGATGATATCTTCTCTCATTTTAGCGAATTTGCTTTCATCATTTAGTAAATTGCTATAGTACGACTCCCAATATTCTTTTTCAAGATTAATTTTATTGACTAAATTTTCATGCTCTGACTCTTGTAGCTCTATTTTTTCATTTATCTCTTCCTCTTTGGATTCTAATGCATCATTTAAAGACTCTTTACGTAAATCAATTTCTCGGTTATGGCGTTTTTCCGCAATTGTTTTATCAATTTCATCTAACTGTTCTTGTAGACTTTTCCTCTTTGCTTTCGCTTCATAAGAATTATCTAAAGCTAAAATATTTAGCTTGCTCTGTACGTCATTCCGTTCACTTTCTAAATCTAAAATCTCCATATCATAGCTTCTTTGAGATTCTTCTCGGTCAATGAGCCTTAGCTTATCTTCAACGCTTTTTCTAAATAAGTCCATTTCTTCTTGCAGATTTTTCATGATTGTTTCATGTTTTTTATTTTCGCGTTCAATTTCTTCATCAAGTTGCTTGATTTGCTCATCTCGAAGTTCTTGATGATAATCTTTATACGCACTAATAACTTTATCTGCAATTTTATCAAGTTGGGCTTTTTTTGCATCGTCCTTTTGCTTTGTATAGTCTTTAATAGCTAACGTGGCATTTAAATAGCCATTATACTCTTCATTTATTAATTTTGTGATTTCTTTGATACGTTCAGCAGTGATATCACGCTGTTTTAATTCCTCTAGCAAATTATCTCTAGTTTCTAAATGCTGTTGAGCAATTCTTTCTTGGGCATTAATAATGATGTTTGTATATTTCTCATAATCTGCCGAACCTTCATCAAACATTTTACGAATCAATTCAGCTCGATTTATTTCGGATTCTATATTATTTATTTTCTCATCCGATTGTGTTTTGATATTGATTAAAATATCATAGTCACTATCTTGAATATCAACCTGTAACTCTTTCATACCGATCGTTAACTCTTCAATGCGTTTTTTCGCAGATTGTAAACCATCGCCATACGCTTTATTTCCATTCACTAGGCTTTTTAATTGAGTTAGTTCATAAAGATTGGCATTCTGCTTTTCCTTCATCGCATTATTAATATTTACAAGTGATTTTACATACCTAGCAGAGGAAGTATCTAATTCTCCAAGTTTTGCTTTTTCATAGGCGATAACATTATCCTGAATTTGACGTTGTTCTTCATACTTTGACATGTAGGATTCAACTTTTTTTGAGCCTACATCCCAAATGGCAAAATCTATCTCACTATTGACATTGTTCAGTTCATGAAGACGTTGCGTATACTCATCAATGACCTTTTTTGAAGCAGTACCACTCTTAATAACGCCTTCCAGATAAGCAATTTCATTTTGGTTGATTTTCTTTTTATCATTTAAAGCAGCTGTTTGTCTGTCTAGTTCTTTACGATAGGATTCTGATGTGACAGTGAGTTTTCTTAATCTGTTATCACTAGTTTCCAATAAGTTATCAATCGTTGTCTTTTTGTTTTCAAAAGAGGAAAGATAGCTATCAATTATGTCGCGCTCAAGGTCTTCTACTAAATCTTTTTGATTTAAAATCTGTTGCTGTAAACTTACTAATTCAGATTTTGTTTGATCAATAGCTTGTTGTGTCGTGTCAACTGCAAAGGATGTAGAAGTTGTGGCTCCATTTTTTGCAGCAGTATAGTAACTTGTTGGGTCTAAGCGTTGTCCGCTACCATTCTTTACTTCGTAATGTAGGTGAGGGCCTGTCACTCTAGTACCAGAAGCACCAATATTACCTATTTGTGTGCCCACATCAACATAATCACCAATTTTAGCAATAGCTTTATCTAGATGGGCATAAAGATGTTTGAAATTATTTGCATCTTGTACGACAACAATATTTCCATAAGAGTCGTCATAGCCATTTTTAACAGCATCACCACTAGCTATTATTTTGCCTGCAACATTCGCATCTAAGCGAGTCCCTTTAGACCCAGAAATATCCATGCCGAGATGGAAATCAGGTTCTCCTGAAATCGGGTCTTTACGGCCTCCATATGCACTAGTGATTTTGCCAGACCAACCGTTTAGATTAGTAGTTGTAGAAGAAGTGAGGGACTTGCTTGTTATATTACCTGTTTGCTGAATTTTCCCTGAGGCAATCTGATTTTTTAAAGAAGCCTCTTGCTGTTGCATCACTCGAAGTTTTTCTTTTTCAAATTGAATTTGAGTTTCTAAAGCTTTTCGATACTCACTAGAATGCTCAGGTAGCTTAGACAGCAACCTTTGTTGTTTTTCAATTCCGAGATTTAACTCTTCAAGTTTTTGTTTGTATTTATCGGTTATGTATATTGATTGCGTTGTTGACTTGTTGGCATTTTTTTCAGCGTTAGTTAATTTAGTAACAGAGTTACCAACTTTACTTAATTGTTCACCATAATTTATTTTTAAATTGGTTAAATCAATTAATTCAGCGTTTTTCAATTTTATTTTAGGTTCGTATGTTGCAGCGGCTCTATGGTAAGCCATTTCATTTTGTAGCTTTGCTAGATCAGAAGAAGAAGTAGGCTTTTCATCTATTTTTTTTGCATGTTCCGCTAATTTTGATTCTAGTTGTTGAACTTCGATGTTTCTGATGCTAATTCGTTTATTCGTTTCAATTGCAAGTTCCAGAGTAGCCTTTTGTTCTTCAGATAATTTATTTTCACGATTTAACTTATGGGCTTTTAATAAAGCATCATTTGCTTTATTTTCAGCAATCATCAAATTGATTTTTTCTGCTGAAATACCCATTAATATAGATTCATCATTTACTATATTAGGATAGACAGATGATAAGTCTCTTAATATTTCATTCCTAGTTTTATAAAGGTCTACTATTCTTTGTTCTGCGGCTGTTAATTTTTCTTTATTTAATAAATCAACTAAGGTTTGTTGTGAATAATCTTCTAATTGTTTTGAGATTTCTTGATAAGTAAATAAAGAATCATCTAATACACTAATATATGAAGATGAAATCCCGAGGGCCTCTTCAGATGAATCCTTATAATTTCTCATCTTAGATGCCAGATTATCCAGCTCATTACCTGAAGAAGAAGTTTTTGAAGTGAAATTTACTAGAGAAAGCCCAGTAACATTCATTACATTGTTGTATTTCTTGAATTCATTTATTATATTATTTAATTTATTTTTGGCACCAGTTTGAATAGACTCAAGTTGTGATTCGTCCATATCTGGATTAGCAGTTTTAAATATGTCTTTTAGGTTGTCTACATATTTAGACACTTCTTTCTCTTTTTCTTTAAACTTTTCTGGAGTTGCATAATATAGTTTGTTGAATTGGGAATTCATTTCTTCTATTAAATTAGAGGTATTATTCCCACTCAGTAGTGTTGATAGGGCTAATTGTAGGTTCTTTATTCCATCCGCATTAGAATCAAATATTAGTTCAGAGCTAATTGTCTGTGCGAACTCTTTAGTACTGCCTTTTAAATCTTCATTTTTATTTATAATACTTTCTAACTCTGTTATATAGGCATTTTTTAATTTGGAAGTACTATCTGCTAAATTAAGATTAGTATTGTTTATTAGATTACTAGTGTAATTTACTTCATGTTCTAACCTTTCGTATTCATTTGCTAATTCGTTATTTCCTAAAGCCAAAGCCTCATTACGCCTCTGATTTAAAATTTCTTTTAATTCTGTTAGCTTTTCAAAGGAATTATAAATTAAATCGCCTTTTTCATCCAAAAGAGGTAATGAAAATTGGCTGAAAGAACTATTATAAATAGTACTAAATTTTTTTAATTGTTCTTGTATTTGTGAATTATAATCGGTAATATTTCCTTCATATTTATCAATTATTTTAGAGTTATTTTCATTTTCTTTCAGAGATGACTTTTCTTTTTCTATTGCTAGTTGCTCTTTCAATAGTTCGGTTTTAATTTTGACTGATTCAACAGAGCCCACTATTTTCCTGTTATATTCATCTTCATCTGAAATTAAAGATGGTAAAAGGGTAGTTAATTTGTTTTGTATATCGTAGTATTCAGAAAGTGTGTTCGTATCAGCATTTCCGTTGTTGACTATTTCATGTAATCTTTCATATTTTGGAAGTAATTTATCGATTGTGTCTGCATTTTGTTCATAGGATGCGAGTAACTGTTTATTGGCCATCGCTACATCATTTGCAAATTTTTCTGCCTCGGCTTTGGTTTTAGCTTGCTTTTCAAATAAAAAATTTAATCCTGCTTCCGCTGATAATAATAAAGCACCAACACCAGTTGTTGCCAACAATCCTTTTGAAAGAGCTGTAATACCGCTTAAAGCCGATGCACCAGTACTTCCTCCTTCAGAGGTTGTATTCTGGTTTTCTACAATAGCTGGGGGTGGTTTAATTTTACTTACAGTATTGTTGTATAATTCTGTTAATTCAATTGCCCTTTTAGTTCCATCAATTAAGGTGGTACCCATTTTGTTTGAACTTTGAGCGGCTGTATTAGCATTGTTTCCAAAATCAACTATACTCTGACTCATCTTGTCAATTTGGTTTGAAATATCAGAAATGCCCGCTATGTTTAAGCCTTCACCAAGCTGGATGTTGGTCAGTTGGGTATTTAAATCGGTGATTTGTGATGCTAATTGTTCAAAATCAGTAGTATTCGTATAGGCTTTTTGGAGTTCGTAGATATTATATAAATTAGATTCTAAAGCCTGTAAATTTTGCTGGGCTTCTTGGATTCCATAAAGTTTAAATTGACTTGTAGAGATTGTTTCCATTTCTACTTTCAATTGTGACGCTAAATTTTGCAGAGATTGAAGATCGCCAGTCGGAATTTTTGCCAGCTGTTTAGAAATTTCTTTCACATTTATATGTACATCATCAAACATTTCATTAAGGGTATCTATAGATTTTAAAGAATCAGTAATTCCCTGCTTGAAATTTTCGAAAATAGAAAGGGGAGCGGATGATTCAGTTCCCACATTTTGCAGCTTTAAATGAAATGCTTCTAATTGCTGTTCTAAAGCTTTAATTTGCTTTCCATACTCATTAAATATTTGAGTATTTGATCCTGTCACGTCTAAATTGATCGATAGATTGGGGATGTTCTTTAATTTTTTTAAGTATGTAGAAATATTTTGTTTCGAGATCCTGTCGTTAATTTTTAGAGCCACTAGAAACTCTGTTGGTTTTTTTTGTTCACCATCAGTACTCAATCAATATTCCCTCCTCATTAAATCAAATGAAAAATCAGCTACTATGTTATTTAAGATGGTAGCTGATTTTAATTTGCATATTTTTTTAGATGACAATAATTGCTCTAAAATATTCAAATACCCACCCAATTAGGTAGGGGAGTAGTTCAAAATTCTAATTATCTTTATCATTAAGAATTGAAATCAACGGTTTGTTCTTTTCGACTGAGCTCTTCTTCTAGTGCTAAATATTTAAAACTTAAATTTAGACGCTTTTTAATTTCATCTAAAACATTAGAAATTTCTTGCATTGGGAACATGTTCAGTAGGAACATTTCATACCAGCCGATGTCAACTAGTTCATTCATAGTAGCAAAATGAAGTTCAACAGACTTATCTTTTAATTCAGTCTGTAAGTCAGTGAAATGTTTAATAATTAAAAAAAGAATATAATTATTTAATTCATCATCATTGTTGAAAAAATCTAGCTTATGCTGCTCTACATAGGTCAACGTATCGGATAAATCTTTGATTAAAATAGTTATTTTACGCTTACTAAATTTAGGGTAGTAATAAATAAATTTTCCTTGATCTTTATCAATGAAAAATTTTTGCTTTTTATTTAATTCTTCCGCATTCCTATGGATATCTGTCAATGTTATTTTCGTCCCACGTTTTGTCATAGTACACTCCTTTACTGAGTAAAAAGTGAAAAGGGTAGAATAATTCTACCCTTTTTAAATTAATTCACTTATATGATATCTACAATAATTTTTTCGCTGTAAGTACCATCTGTTACTTCAATAATTGTTTGATCATTGACTTTTGAAGAAGATCCTAAAGTAACGACTCCATCTGCATTTACAGTTGCGACAGACGAAGATTTAGATGTCCAAGTTAAATCTTTGTTTTGTAGCAATACATTGCTATAGCCTGCCCCACGAATACCTAACACTGAAATTAGTTGTTTGTCTCCAGCGACTGTAGAATCTAGAACTACATGAGATGGGTTGGCAGCAAGTGCAGTAAACTGTACTTTATCCTCAGATAAATTACGCAATTTAATATAAGCATAATTTCCTTTTTTATCGGCAAGTGAGCTACCAGCTAGTGAAGAAGAAGCAACACCTTCATGTGTCATTGAAATTTCTACAGCACCATTCGGTTTGAAGTTTGGTACTTCAATAATAACTTCCCCAGTTTTACCATTATTAGATCGAATATCTACGTTTAATTCCATACGAACTGCTTTAGGGAATGAGTCAGCTGAAATTTCAATTGTATCCATCATTTCCTGAACAGCGTAGATAACCTGGATTTCTTTTCCAGATAATGCAGGGACACTAATTTCCTTACCAGTTGGCGTATATTGTGTGAATGTACCGTTTAGCTGCTCCACATGTACCTTACCTAGAGGAGTTTCAGCTAATGTACCTTTACCAGTAGCATCAAGTAAAATAATTTCATCTGTATAATATTCAGCTAATCGATGATTGATTTCAGTACCATTTTGTAAAGCAATATAGGCAGTATCAAAAGCAGCGTCTTCAATTGAGAACGTTAATTCTTTCTGATAGTTTAATTCGTACACCTTTTTTGAGCCTTTACCAGCATGAATTGCCTGTGTTTGAATAGCTTGAGTCATAGATGAGTTAAGTAATGTTTTACCATTTAAAATTAATTCATCCGTTAAACGATCAAATAAACGAACATTTGCTACTGAAGTTAAAAATTGATTTTGTTGTGACATATAAATTACCATCCTTTTAGTTTTAATTTTTTATTTAACTAGGTTCAAGTCCTAGTTTTTTCATTTGTTGATCAAATGCCGATTTTGTAATAATGACATCTTCGTTTTTCTTCGGTTCTTCAATAAAGCCTAACCAATGGGGGAGATCTTGGTCATTTTTAAATTCAATCATCCCAGAGTAGCGTGCGTTAAGAATAGCATCGCTACTTACCATATAGTCCATGCGTGATAATCCTTTATGGAATTGGTATAAAGTTAACTGTTCAATTTCATGATAGGGTAAACCAGATTTACAATGGTAGGCAATGATTTGTTGCTCTAAATCTGCTTGTCTTGTTTTTCTTTTCGCCATAAATGCACGTGCTTCTTGTATGGCTTTTTTTGTACCAGGATCAATATAATCATCATCTAAGTCAATAAGATTTTGTTCACTAATAATGGTCTTGATTTTATCGAAATCTCGCTCATACAGAGTAATACCATCGATTTCCATAAAGACCATGCCTTTTTCATTCATCGCAATATGAATATCCTTGGTATTAAAAACTAATCGATATAATGATATTAATTTCTCTATAATTTCATGCCCACCATCGTTTTGTGACACAGAAATTAAAAAGAGCAAGTAGGACATTCTAATTATTTCTGGTTGTTGAAAATCATTCTTAGGTAAAAGTAAACATTGTACGGCATCATAAAATTCATCTACATCCTTCATTTTTACAGGATAAACATTTAAACCTTTATAATTAAGAGGTTTCCCAAAAGCCCGTTTAGTGGTGATGTTCATGATCTATATCCTGTAGGTTGTTGTCCTGAGGGCATAATGTAACTCCAGCGATAACCAACAAAACCTTTTGGTAAATTGGTGATGGGCAGTCCACTATGGAATCTTAAATCCCCAAATTCTTCAATATCCTCTTGAAACAGCACCTCATTTAGCACTTCACCAAGCCAATCAATACGAAAATCAATATTATTGACAGAATCAGGTGTATAAATATCAAAAATATATTGCTGGGTGCTTGAGTAGGGATTATCCGTAAATTGATTGATGTTTTTTAGATAATTTTTTTGAGGCAACCGAGGTCCTGTATATAAACAAATTCTGCAAAAGTTTGTTTCGAGCGATAAATCACTAGGTTTATCACCAATAACGATTAAATTATTAAGTATTTGTTCTTTCTCGGGTAATTGAGAGACATCCAATTTTGATTTGTCTAGTGGATCATCGGATGGATCTTTAGGTATGTAGTACAGCAAACGAAGAAGTTTTTCATTATTGATTAATGAGTGATAGAATTCAGTAATGTTTTTTACAATTTTCATTCTCCTTTATCCTCAGCCTCCTAAAGAAGAGTGTCATTTTGAAGGTTTCTTCATTAAAAATTTGTTAGATCCATTTATACAACCAATAGGCATCACCTTCTTTCATTTAATGATAAGGATTCATACTAATCTAGTGAAACTGCATCTCAAAAATTTAAGTTACACTATTATGAAGATGAAACCTTCATGATAGGTCTGTAAAAGGGAGCCATACAGACCTATTAGAAAATTTCATTTTTAATATGTATTTTAAATTAATTCACTTATTGGGTAGATTCTTCGTCTAAGTCCTCAATGCCAAGTGCAAGAGCTTCAAAATATGAGGTATTTGAAAATGTATTATGTCTGTGAGAGCCTTTTTTTATTTCCTTCTGTTTATAGTGGGAGAGTACATAATTATCTTGTAATTGATGTGGTGTACTTTGATTTTTAAGTAATTTTGCTAATTCTCTCCGCCTTTTATTTCGCCTTTTCGCTTCCTTAATATACTTTAAGCTTTCTTCTTCTAATAATAGCTCATCCCTAGTAAAATATCCCTTGGTCATATAATACCCAAGCATATCCAATAAAACGATTGTATGGTGAGCTTGCGAGGTGATATGTAAATAGATCTCTAAAGATATTTCTTCACCACCATAAATAATTTTCTCATTTTCTAAAATTGATTGTATGTATAACACTCGTTCTTCTATCGGAAGCTCTAAATTTAATTCAATTATCGTATGTGGTAATTGTATTTTCATATTAATTCTCCTTCTACTTATTATGGTGACTGGTGTAGGGGATAATCCAATTTTTTCGCCCAAACATCTAATGCCTTTACTTTTTACATTTTTTACATTGGGAATGGAATAAATCTTTACTGCTATTATTCAAACTAAAAAATTCATCTGTAGCAGGAAGAAACTCACGACATTTACTACATATTTTTGTTTTTAATCTTAATTTATTTATATAAGTTACTTTTCGCCATTGTCTATCATTCTCTTGCTTAATTTTTAGACAGATTGTGTTAAATCTACTTCCAATAGTTTTGACAGGAATTCCTAAAATTTTTGCGATAGTATAATTGGAATAATCTTTAGTAATATAGGAAAGTAGTTTAATTTGTTCTTCGTTCAATGATTTTTTAATTAATTCATCCAAATCTGCAAATAGACTGATAACATCTGTGTTCATTTTTAAAGAATTTGTTGCACAAGCACCTTGATTGAAACTTGTATCATCAATCGATCCTCTAAAAGTTAATAACTCTTTTATAACTGTTATATCAGATAATACTAACTGATTATATTTCGTATCCTTACTAGTTTGAAAAGCCATGCCAAATCCATCTCCTTTTATTTTTCCATATTTATGCTTTTATATTATAATCGTATTAATAAATAAATCAATATTTTAAATTAATTAATTTATTAAAAGGGGTTTAACAGGTTCTTGGTAATGATAATATAATTGGATTAATTAATTTAAAAATATTATAATTGGAATTATTATATGTTACTATTAAAGTAAATTTATATAATTGGAAAAAAGAGGAGGAAAGAGGATTGAAGGTTGGGAAAACTAAAGAGTTATTAATAGATGAGATTAAAACTAAAATTCCTTTGTTGGTTCAAAGCAATTTAAAATTAGATGAAATTTCCGCACAACTACATAAACATCAAATAAGTATTGGTAATATTCTTGAATTAATTAATGATGAGAGTAGGCTATATGAAGCAAATTTACAAGAACTTTTATTACTGGGAGAACAGCTTCATATAAAATTTAATGATGCTGATGATGATTGGATAAAGGAATGGCTTAATGCATCAGAGATTAAAGAGTTGAGGTTGTACATAAAGGAATCACCATATGAAGAAGTAATTACATTGCCATATACTTTTGAGAATGCTGTTAAAACTGGTCGCAATGAGTATGTCGCAGTAATTCCTAATTCAATTATTGGTAAGCTTTGGATGAGTGGTATTACGATGTATAATCCAAATATTCAAAGGCAGGCAAAAAAGAAAAAGATAAAAAATGGAATTATAGAGGTTATGAACTTAAATCCAAAGTCTTTACGGGATATTGAAAAACAAGCGTTAGAAGGTGATTTAATAACCTCTACTTTGCGCTATAATGCTAAAGTTGGCTCTGGTGAAAATGGAATTGAATTTATTTATGACGATCGTGAGAAATCCCTTACCTTATTGGAGGGATCGTCATTAGATGTTTTAGATGGAGCACATCGAACATTTTCTATTTATAATGCTTATATGAAGAAAGTCAATTTAGAAGGTGCTATGATTGTTATTTTTTCAAATATGACGGAAGTTCAATGTAAACGAGTTCAGGTAGATATGGCAAAAGCAAATCCTATACCAAAACCACGTCTACAAGAATTAGCTAAAGATAAATTATCCGATGAAGTAGTCATTGAATTAAAAGCTGAGGGAGAGTTAAAGGGGAGAATTACATCGAACTCCAACGTAAAATATTCATATGGTGAAGTAGTCACTTTTTCTGAATTATCAAATGCGATCGATAATAGTTTTTCGATAGAAAATCGCTTAGAAGTTATTAATATAGCCAAAATTATTAATGAATATATGATGTACCTCTTTGCGCAACATAAGGCAAACTTAATGGATAAACATTCATTAATGTTTAAAAGTAGAATGTTTATAGGACACATTGAATTGGCTGCTAAAATGTATGAGTATAGTATTCCATTCGAAAATTTAAAAAAGAACTTAGACAAAATAGATTTCTCCATTACTAATACTTTGTGGGAAGAAGTTGGAATTCTTAAATATGGTAATATCAGCTCTCGTAATAGAATGAAAATCCAAAAAATATTTCAACAATTAATTTTAGAATGAGGTGTAAAAGGTGCTTAAAGAAAACGTATTAAATAAAGATATTAAGGAATGGTATCTAAAGTCGTTAGATATACAAGATAACAGTCTTACAACTTATTTATCACTATTTAATAAGGCAACAATACTTGAAAATCAAAAAAATAAAGATATCTTTGATATGAATAAAGTAGAGTTGGAAGAGCTGTTTTATAGTTTGAAGTCGCCTAGCCCGCAGTCTATTAGTGCATCTATCGGTTTTCTTGGAAGATATATAGATTGGGCAATCATGAACGGCTATACAAATAACCGATCGCAGAGACTACCAAGTATTATTGATATGGAGTACTGTAGTAAGTTTGTTTATAAAGCATCTATTGTCCGTTATACAAGAGAACAATTATTAACATATATGCAGTTATTTGAAGATCAAAGACATGCAGTATTTTTACTATGTTTATTTGAAGGAATAAAAGGTGAAGGCTATAGCGAGATCTTGAATTTAAAGATGGAAGATTTAAAAGATGACAACGGTGTCTTTCTAGCTAAATTGACGAATAGCAAGGGATATAATCGAATTATTGAAATATCCGAGGAATTATATTGGCGGCTAGACAGGTTAGATAAAATATCTTCAACAAGTTTACAGCCAAAGCAAGGCCAAAAGTATTTTTCAGATAGTACTTATATTTTTAAAAAGGCGAATGCAAAAGGAGAAGATATTCAGCTTAGGGCATCCTTTGGAAATAGAGCATTAGATTTAGCAAAATCAATCTTTGACAATAGCAATTTAATCGCTAGTACCATTCAAGTATCAGGGATGATGTGGTATATATGGGAATTACTTAAGAATCAAGAAGAGAAGATACTAAATAAAGAAATTTTAGAGAAAGTTGCAAGTAAATATGATACTGGATATGTAAATAAAGATAGTAACTATGTTAGTTATTCTATCCTACAGCATAAACTGGATTTTGATTTTATTAAAACTAACTATGGTTTGATCAATATAGGATTATAGAACTGGTGTATACCAGTTTTTTTATTTGGCGAAAAATACTAATAGATATAAATTTGTAAATATTCTCTAGTAAATCGCTTGAAAACGAACGTCTGTTCGTGTTAATATAAAAACAATATAATTGGTTTAATCTATAAGGAGCGATTTACATGAATGATAAGGAGACAACAGCAGTATTGGAGCTTGTTATTTATAAAGATAGTGATATTTCTTTAGAGTTAATGAATAATTTCTATGGCAGTATTTCCAATGTAATTTTAAACGACGAAGGTGGAAATGCATTGAGTTGTGAATGTATGGATAGCTCGCTTTCTAGTTTAATTCTAATGGATAAATGGAATGATGATGAGGAAGAGCTTATTAAGGCAATGGGTGATACTAAATTTATTTATAAAAAATCCCAGGCTATAGATATCCATTATGATAGTTTAGTTCAGTTGGATGATCATAAAGATAATATTTTTTCTGTTGTTGAGTTCCAAAATATTGTTTATTTATATAATGGGTACCAAAGAAAATCCATTATCGATAACAATATTACATGTCTAAATAGTCTTAAAGAATATTTAAATACTAACTATCCAAAACATAAAATTTTAGAAAGAATGAATTAAGTTGGGTCATTGTTAGTTATTCATAAATAGATTAATTAATGTAAAAAAATGAGGTGTTTTAATGGAGAAGTATTTAGTTAAAGAGTTCGCATCCGAAATAGTTGAACAATCGAAAGGTAGAATAAGTACGATAGATGCAGAAGCATTGGCGATTGTTTATATAGCAAAAATGAAATCTATCCATCCACCCTATAGCTTAAGAAAAATCCTTCAAAAAGGGGTACACCACCTTTAG